GTTAGGGCGGAGGTAATCACTTTGGCGTAAGATCGCCTACCGAGTCGCGACGGTCGCAGCATAGACCAGAAAGCACCGGCAGTTCGGATGCGCCGGAGGAGGCCCCATCGATCCCCAGCGCGAGCGCGGCCGATTGTGCATCGGACCACAGACCGGACAGACCCGCTCATCCAACTGAGTGATCCAGCGCGGCTCCGTGTCGATCCCGATTCCTTCGAGGATGTCTTGCCCTTCGGCTTCCGCCTCGCTGACGGCCGCCGTCGTCTCGGTCACACCCACCGTATCAGCCCGCGATGGCGCCAAGACCCGATCCTCCAGCGTCCGCGCGAAGTCATCCGAGTCGGCTAGCCATCCGCGCGACGTTGCCGCCATGTCGCGCCCGAGCCGTTCCGCCTGAGCCGCTGCCCCCGCGTCGATGGATCGCTGGTTCCGTTTGAGCAGTTCAGCGATCGCATCGTCGTCGTCCGCAATGAGAATCAGCATCGCGATCAGCGCCCGCTGCCGGATCTCTTTCACCGTCGGCAAGGTAGCCGCTGCGATCTCCCGGCCGAACCGGTCCGCATCGAATCGGTTTCGATCGCGGAATCGCCCGAAGACCTCCCGCACATCAGCCGCCAATGCCCGTTCGTATGTCGCCCGTTCCGCTAGATCCGGCATGTCATCTCCAAAGGTCTCGCGCGAGACCTTGCAAAACTCAAGGATACTCGCCCCAAGATTCCAGGATCTTGACCTCCCGCGCGGTCGACTCCTCAAGGTTCCCGCTCGCCGTCTCGATCGACTCGCGCTTGACGATCTCGCTCGCCCAGTTTACTCCGGTGTCGCCGCCCCAGCCCAACCATGCGACATAGCCGGCATCCCGCCACGGTTCGTCCTTGTACTGCGGATCGACTTCGGCGTTCTTGCGATGGCGCCCGAATGCGGCCATCCGGCCGACGGTCTCACGCGATAGATTCTCGCCGCTCGCCAACTGGTTCGCCCGGGTCCAGCCGACGCGAGTCATCCCCTTCACCGCGTCCCCATGCTTCTCGCGCCAAGCCAAAACCTTCTTCGCGTTGCCCTGAGCGCCTTCGGGTGGCTTGTAGGTCTTGGTCGATTCCTCCAGCTCGACGGACTCCGCCGGCCCGAGGAGTGCATCGACGTTTGCCGACGCGATCCCGAGGAGGCCAAGCATCACACCCGCCGCGGATCGATCGATATCGCCTTGCTTGAACTCGCTGACCACGTCCGCGATAGCCTTGCGGTTCCGGTTCCACTGTTGCCGCGAGAGTCCGGCATACTCGCCGGATGGCCCCGACTCGTCGACCTCCTCCGTCGCTCCCTGCTCCGTCTGCGGAACTGGTGCCACAGCAACGGTCGTCCCGGTCGGCACGAAGTCGGCAGTCCCGGCCGTCGCCATCACCGCCTCCGCCTGATCCTGCGTCAACTGGAAGAACATCACCAACTGCGCAACGCCCGAAGCTCGCGGCAGAACGCCCGCAGCCACCTTTTCCACTATCTGAGACGCGGCTTGCACTTGCGCCCCGTTCAACGCGGTATCTGCCACCTTCTCAGCCGGAATTGGCTCAGGGGTTGCGGCTAGCGCGGCCCCGACGTCCACCGGCGCCTGCGGCCCGTCCTGTCTCTGGTTCAGCTCCTGCTCGTAATCGCGGCCCAATTCCGTGATCGCCGTCTGATCCGTCACCCAGCCTTGCGACTTCTCAACCGCGAGCGACTGCGCCAACTGCAATCGATCGATCGGAATGACCTTCGGCTGGACGATATTCACTTCCAACCCCGGCTCCAGGTCGCTCATGTAATTGATCCCGAACCGGCGGAACTTGCCCGCATCGACGGCCAGATGGAGAACCTTCCGGACCATCTCTCGCATTTCCTGCGCACGGGTCGCCTGTTCTGCCAGCCGCCCTTGAACGAACGGGCTTTGCGCGACGATCGCCGATGCGTAGTTATTGTTGGCGTAATCCCCGGTCAGCATCCCCTCCGGAAACGCTTTGATCGATCCGGCCAGCCTCAGCGCGGCACTCATCACCGCGACGTAGTTCTGGCTGTTATTCGTCCCGGCGAGCGGTCCCGCGTGATACTTCTGACCGTTCCTCACGTCGAGCCGCTGAGCGCCTTGCATCGGAAGGATCCGCTGTGAGGCCCCGGTCACCGGGTTCTGACCGACGACCCGTGCCATCTGAGTAAGCGCCGCCGCCTGCGTCCCGGTGACGTTCGGCGCGTGCTCGACGATGTAGGCAATCGCGGCTTGTACGGCCGTCCCTTCCGCTGTGTTCGCGAGGATCTTGTCACCACGGGAAAGGTACTGATGCGGGCAGTAGAAGTCGCTGACGCCACGCTTGGCACCCGATCGGACGTTCCGCTTCCAGTGGAGTACACGCTTCGCCGGCGCGAAATTCCAATCAGCCCCAGCCTCATCTCGGACGAAGTGATACCCGAGCGGCATCGACGGTCGCTCCGGTCGCGTCATCACCCCGAAGGACCACGACGGGTCGAAGTCGGCCAGCACGTACTGATCGAGCCGCCCGAGCGGTTCCGATAGCTCATCTGCCTCCCGCACGACCAGACCCGGCGCGCCATCCCATACCAGCTCACCGAGGAACTCCCCGTCCTCAATCGATCGCGCGAACGACTCCCGCTCCAAACCAGGAGACCAGCCGCAGGAGACCATAAAGTCATCGATCAGCCGATTAGCGTAGGTCTTGATCTCCGGCGATGGATGCGACACGCTCCAGTCGAATCCGGTCCCGATCGTGTAATCGGTCAGACGCTCCACCCAGGCCCTCGCCATCGGCACCCGTGCGACCAACAGCCAACTCATGGCCCGGATGATCTGCAGGTCGATCTCAGTCTCATAGATCGGGCGATAGCGGCCATCCTGTCGATCCCAGAGGGTCGTAGCGTATAATCCACGGCGGAGCCGGTAACCCCATCCGGGTTGATCGAAGAACGAATCGCCGATCTCGACCACGTCCCCGTAGGCTTCCTGAATCGCACCCGAGCCACCGACCGCCTCAGTCAACGCATCGTCCATTTCCTCGCCCCCTTGCCCCGACAGTACGCGACCCATTTCACTTTGACACCCAGGAGAACGCCATGCCCCGGCAGATGATCGGCACAGAGAAGATCATGCGAATCTATCGACTCCGGCAGATGGGACTGAACTACAGCGATATCTCGAAGCGCGTCGGATGCGCCATGAACACCGTCCGCGCTCACCTCTCCGGCGAGTATCTCTACCCTCCCGCCCTTGCGGGGAAGCTCGATCGGCTCGCATGGGATGTCCATCTTACACCACCGGACGATCACATATCACTTGCGGAGGCGTCGTTCCTCATCCCCACCCGGCCATCGTCCCGGACTCTTGCGCGGTTCTGCCTCGATGGTTCCCTGCGATCGGCGATCCTCGATCGGCGGTATTGGACTCGCTCGGAGTGGGTCGAAGAGTTCGTCCGCGCGAGATGGCCTGATGCACCGACCGGTCTTTGGGTCCACGTCTCAGCAGTCCCCTATATGCTTTCGAAGCGACCATGCGACGGATTTCGCAAGGCTCTTTCGCCTAAGATCATTTGCGGTCAGCGGGTCGTGTTCGTGCCCGACGTTCGGGCTGTCGGCCAGATGCTCGGCAATCCCATCCGGTCCGATCGGTCGATCGTCTCTGTTGCGATCGACCTGCTGGAACGTTGTAGAGGCAGGGTCATCCTGCGCCGGACGGACTTCACTCGATGCCGGATCCAGTCTGCTTTTGACTAGGCATCCTTACGGATGCGAGCGTATTTGTATAGGTCGCCAGATTCGCTCCACCAGACGAAGCCATATTCGGACTTGATCCAGTACGCTAGCTTTCGGCGATGCCAGTTCTCGTTGTCATCGCTGAACTCGCACACCTTGCCCGAATCACCCGGCAGCACCGGCTCACGGTATTCCGGCTCGGGTGGCTTGGGTGTCTCAATCTTGCGACGATACCAGATGCGCGGCCCCTGCTTTCTGTTTGTGTGTGCGTTCTCCGATTCAACCCAGTCACCGTTACTTGCCACTGGCTCATACTCATCCCCTGGCTGCAAATCCTCC